CTCGTTTGCCGCCCCAGTTGGGGCTATCGGTTTTGCGTCGTGGCATCGGTGATCTCCTTTTGTGTGTTAGCAGTCCCAGGACTCGGGACATTCCGTCGCGAAGGCGTCCAGGGCCTGGTTCCACTGCGCCTCTGGGATCACCTCATCAAACCCGTCCCCGGGGCATCCGTTTACAGCTCCGTTGTAACTGTGGGTCACCGCGACGATCTCAACCGCGGGTCCGACGATGGTCTGCAGGATCGAGCAGAATGTGCCGAGATGCGGGCCGTTGAAGTCAGATCCCAGCATCGACGCATCGACCTGAAGCGTGGGGACCACTGCCGGCAAAGCCACGGCGTCCGTTCCGCAGACGCGGATCTTGGAGCCGTCCGGCAGCTCGTAGGTCGTGGATCCTGCGCGCCAGTCCTGCTCCCCCTCGATCTCCAGTTTCGCGAACGATTCCGTCACGTCTATGGCCGTGTCGCACTTCCGCAAAAACGCCTCTGCGTCTGTAGTCTGTGTCATGATGTTCCTCCTGTGTGAGTGGGTTATTTGATCCGTCCGTCCGTCCCGATGTCATCAGAGATGTCTCCATCCATGGCCCCTGCGCGGCTGGAGTATGCATAGACTCGGGAATTTGCGAGACTCCAGTCCCCGACGGCCTTGCTGATCCGCCGATGGCTTGCCGCATCTCGCGTGCTATATAGCCCGCCACGATTAGAGCAAGGGCCAAAACCAACAACTGTCCACCAGGCTGCGTCGATGAGTTCCGTCGTCTCGCGGCTGATCGGGGTGAAGGTCATCTCGGGTTCTCCTGTGTGTGGGTCCTGTGGGATGGTGCGGGTGCCAGGGCTCAGAATTCTGCTCTCTGTGCGATGATGTGCCGTGCTGCATCCATGTCCGGCTGTCGCCGCGCGCAGTTGCGCACATGCCGCTCGATTGCTGCCGTCTCGCGTGCTCCGTTGTATTCTGCGACTATGCGGCAGAATGATCGCACCGAGCGATTGCCGCGTCGGCTGTTGCATCGACGGCAGCACGTCACCAGATTGCGACTGTCGTTCTTTCCGCCCCGGCTTCGTGGCTTGAGATGGTCGAGGGACAGTATTGCGCCGTCCTCGATTGTCGTCCCGCAGTATGCGCAAGCCAGCCCGTCGCGTAGGTAGATCGCTAGGCGCCTCTCGTCGCGGATCCAATGGGCTCCGTGCCATTCGCCTGCCGGTGCAGCGTTTGCGAGTGGGCCGGTCGCGTGTGTCATCTCGGGGTCTCCTGGTGGGGTGTTCTCTGCTGCTGTTACTAATATACGACATACAAGCTGAGAAGTCAAGAGAAAAAGCGAGAAAGGTGCAGAAAGATGGATCAGAAGCCCAGCGCCATCTGCTCAATGTCCTGGCAGCCGGTACGAGCGCAGACGACGGCTCCGCGGCGCTGGATCTCTGCGACCAGATCGGCTGTCGAAATGGCGGTCAGGTCAACGGCGGGCTCGGGCACCTGCAGGGCATTGGATGCGGCATCACGGAGAGTCAAGAAATCGTCTCTCCAGTCGCCCGACTCCAGCTCTTCCATCTCACCATCGGCCTGGAGCCGGTAGATATGCCCGGACTGATATGCGTTCTTGACGCTGCCCTCGGGATCGACGCGGACCAAAATGGCGCCGACGGGCAAGTCAACTTCCTGGCCCGCTGTCAAGAACTCGCCCTCGAATGCGTAGCCGTTGCGTTTGCTGCTGTCAACGCTGGTGATTTGCTTGATCCAGCCGGTACGGCGACCGGAGTTGCTGCCGACAGTCGGGCGGATGCGGATTGTCTGTGTCATCGTCTGATCTCCTGTGCTGGTGTGTGTTTTTCAATCTCTACCACTAATATAGCACATACGAGTTAAGAAGTCAAGAGAAAAGGCAAGATTGTATGCCCCTGACGCTACAAAAAGCGTGCCATGCCGAACGCCGAGAAAGCCCTTGACATATTGCCTTGCTTGTGGTATATTATAAGACTAGGACCAACCACAGGGGGGCGGTATGGCGAGGGCATCAGCAATCGCAACCCGCAGGACGCGGGCAGTGGAGAGCTTCAAGACGGCAGCGGAGTGCATCGGCCAGATAGAGCCGGGCCTGGCACTTTTCGCAGTGACGCGCGGTCAGTTCTCAATGATCGACGCCATTCTGGCCTGCCTGGACCAGACCGGGCCGGCGGAGCTGTCGCTGTGGACCTGGACGGTCGCCGAATACGAGGTTGAGTGTATGGAGCGCTTGCAGAACGACGGGCGGGTGACCGGCGGGACGTTGGTGATTGATCACGGGGCGCGATACAAGAACGCTGGGCTGATCGACCGCTGGCGCGACAACTACGGCGCCGATTCGGTGCGCTACGTTTTGAATCACGCGAAGATTGCCACCATCAGGAGCGCGGGATACAAGCTGCTGCTGCGCGGATCGATGAACCTGAATTTCAATCCGCGGTTCGAGCAGCTCGACATCACGGAGGGCGGCCCGGACTTTGACTTGGTGAAACAGATCGAGGGAGAGCTGCCGATGCTCCGGGGGGAGATAGCAGGGATGGACGCATACAAGGCAAGTCGCGTCGGCGACGCCTTTGACGCCGACCAGCTGGAGATATTTGCGGGAGTCAAGGTGTGGGCGAAATAGACGTACTGGGGGAGCTGCGTAAGGAGAATCCCGGCCGGCGGGTCGTGGACCTGCGGGTATTCGCCGACGCCCTAGAGGTGTACAAAGAGGCATCGGCGAACGTGCGCGAAAATGGAGCAATCGTAATGCATCCGCGGACCGGGGCGCCGATTGAGAACCCGTATCTGAAGATCGAGACGGCGGCAGGTGCCGTGCTGGCGAAGATGCGCGGCGTCAAGGCCGATAAGGTGCTGCGACAGATAGGGTTAGGATAGGAACGAGATGCGAAAGACGTTGAATCCCAAGCGGAAGGCGTTTGTCGCGGAATACTTGGTGGACCTGAATGCCACCCAGGCCGCGATACGGGCGGGATACAGTGAGAACGGGGCATCGGTGCGTGGGTCCATCTTGTTAGCTAATGATAACGTGCAAGAGGCCATCCAAGCCGCCCAGGCGAAACGTGCCGAACGCCTGGAGATCACGGCCGATATGCTGCTGCAGGACGCATACAAGGACGCCACGGCAACGCTCGACAAATTCATGACGGTTGACGAGGACGGGGCGGCCCGCATCGATATGAGAGGCTGCAGCAGGGAGGACATAACTGCCCTGACGGAGCTGACGCAGGACGTGGAGATGATCGGGGACCCGGACGACGGATTGCCGATCCTGAAGACCCGGCTCAAGCTGGTAGATCGGGCCAAAGCGCGGGACCAGTGCATTCGGATGATCGGGGCATACGCAGCAGACAAGCGCGAGCTCACCGGTGCCGCAGGTGGCCCCATCGAATACCTGGCCCAGCTGCGGGCAGCGGACGAAGAATTGGCGGCGTTCGAGAAGGCGGAGGAGGAGTAAACCCGCACAGGAGGGTAGGACCATGAGGTGGATAGTCCCGTTGTTGCTCATCGCAGGATGCACCATGCAGACGCTCAGGGTGGCCAATACAGCGCTCCCAGGGCCGCCCGACGCGGTGTATGCCGATTGCGTAATGGCCCTGTCCCGGGTGGGCGTTGACATCATCACGCAGAACCCGAGCTCGCGGCTGATCACGGGGCAGTATGTGCAGTTCACCGGGCTGGCGACGGGCCCGAAAGTATACCGGGTGGTCGTGCGCATTGAGCCCGACAGGCTGACAATTCAGGCGATGGTGGCCCAAGCCATCGACTACGGCGCGACGGCGCGGCTGTTGAGGAAGATCGAGGAGGCCCTGCGGTTGACATACCCGGTTATGGTGTTTACCATAGAGTGACCCAAACAGGAGGAGGAGCCCATGGACGCACCCGACATGCGCACATGGATAGACGCGTGCATCTCAGCCGCCGAGGCCGAGATGGCTGGCGACCTGCCGGCAGATGTCCTTGCCATTCCCGGTATGACATCGGCCCACGTCCGTTCATTTCTGCACCATCTCACCAAACACCCCAATATCACCCGCTATGCCGAAGTCGGCGCTCATATGGGCGCCACGGCCTGCGCTGCTGGATGCAATGACAGCGTGGACGTCTCTGTCTGCGACAACTTCTCGCAATTCCAGCTGGTGGACTTCGCGGTTCGGGGTACGCGCCGCGCGGAGAACTCTACGGCGAGGGTGGAGGACATCTGCAAGGCCAATTTGAGGAAGCACCTGGGCGACCGGTTCTGGCTCTTCGAGGGCGACTCGGCAGAGTGGGACATAGGCCCCCAGGACGTGCTGCTGTATGATGGCGATCATTCGGAGGCGGCGACATACAAGAACATCAGGCGGCTGGTATCGGAGGCCGACCCCCGGGTGCTGATCGTGGACGACTTCGACGGAGACGACGTGGCAGCCGGCACTATCCGGGCGCTGTGTCAACTGAGTTTTGACGACGACGACACCGTGGCAGCCGTCTGGCGCCGTCCCTGGTGGAACGGCGTGCTGGTGGTGCTATTCGAGAGACGAGAGCGAGAAGGCCGAGGAACTGAGCCGGGAAGACATGCAGAACGAGATCGCCTACCTAAAAGCACAGGTGGCGGGTCTTGTCGATGAATTGGACGACCGGGAGCTGGAGGAGCTGGAGCGCCTGGACGATGAGGAGGGCGAGACTGCGGATGATGAGACGGTGGAAAAGGAGAGCCCGGCCGCGTCCGCCTGGTTTCCGCCACCGGATGGAACGAGATGGTGCCACGGCGGGGCGCCCCTTGACTGGCCTATTGAGGCCCCAGGGCCAGCCATGGAGGCCATCAAGCCGCGTCACTACCGTCTGGGCGACATAGACGACACGGTGGTGGACCTGAACGCCATCATCAAGACGAGAGGGCCGGAGCCTGCCGGGGGCATGAACGAGCCATGGTTTGTATCCTGCCAGCTCAGGCCACAGGACAGAGGACAGATGTTTCTCTATCCCACCGAGGAAGCCGCCCGCGACGCCTACAAGCGGCTGACGCTGACGCTGTGCGGAGAGGAATCCTAGATATCATGTCTGAGGGGGAATTTATCGCAGAGCAACGTGGCATCACAAAGGCCGATTATGGGGACACAGAGTTCTTGACGGTGTGTCGCGATGCCTACCGGGTGTCCTTCGGCCCCAGTTTTGTAGATGGCCAATTCCGTGTCGTTGTGAAGGACTGGCCGGAATGTGCCATGCCGTCCCAGACCCGCTGGGTGATGGCTGTCGTAAGGAATGAGCCCATGAGCGCATTGGCCCCGGACAAGACGGCATCACACCCAGCCAATATCGAGCTGAGCGAGGGGTATGCGGAGGCCATGGACCGCACGTTATTCGCGTCCTTCCAACGGCTCGCCGTGGCGGTAGACAGATGCAAAAAGGCGCTTCTTGATGCGATTTTCTCCACACGGAAGCCGAACAAGGCGTTGGCATATCCCCTGTGCGATGGGCATGGGGAGATCGACTGGAAGTCGCTCAAGCACGAAGTGGAACAGATCGCCGCCCAGTTCCGCAAGGCGTTTCACACCCGCTGTAGAGGAGATTGATCACATGAACGCAGACGAAGCACGAGAGCTGAGTGTCGCCAACCAAGGCGGGGCGCCCATCGAGGAGATATTGTGCGATGTGCACAGGATGGTAGAGGAAGCGGCGAGCGCCGGCCAATGGCTTGTCGTGGACCCACTCGACCGCTTCACACGATATCCGACAAGCCGGCAGTGGGGAAATGTCGTTGTTGCCCTGGAGAATGAGGGATTCCGGTATGCCGTATATCATGGGACGAATGTAGAGCGTGCGAGGACTGAACTGAGGTGGGACTGACATGCAACCCCCTACCGAGTTCTGGAGTGCTGGCCCCTTCGAGGTAGACGGGAAGACGACAAGGCCCCCTATGCTACTGCACCACACAAAGGACGGCAGCGTGGCGGAGGCGGGCCGCTTTGTCAAGGCAGATGCACCAGAAGGCGACTCTACGGCGCAGCGCTGGGAGCTGAAGGAGGAGGAATGATATGCTCAAGCTCGGGATGTTCTGGTCTCGGTGCATCGCGCTCGCCGGCCTCTTCGCCGTGGTGGCTATGATGCTGATGGTGGTGTCGCCTATGACGGCAATACGCAACGCGCTGTCAGGCAGGGGCCCGCAGAATTGGCTACCTGGCGCCTTGCTGCTGTTGTTCATCGGGGCCTCCTGCGTGGGTGTGATGGTCCTCATTCTGGCGCTCGCTGGCCTGGGGGCGCTATGATACTGCAAGCCGTGATCTTCGCTGGCCTGGTCGTTGCGGTTGCCGTGGTGCCGCTGTGTGCATACCGGTTGGCGGGCAGGCCGATGACCAGAACATTTCGGGGTAGACCGATATGGGAGCGGTGGGTATTTGGACTCTCGGTGCTATTGCTGCTGATTTGCCTCGCTGCCTGGGCCTGGGTTGTCTTGAGTCTGATCTGGGGCCTGGCCGGACTGATTCTGGGGGCGCTGTGACAACCCTCTCTCAGCCTGCTCGCCAGCTGCGCATCTACCGCAAGTCTCCATCCATGTGGGCGCGCCACAAGCTGCGTATCGACCTGGCGCGCTACCGCCCGCGCGAAGACGTGGAGGTGTGGCTTGGGACCCAGGGCGACCTGTCCCACGAATGGCTGCGTGCCAAGCTGGAGACGGACGGGTTCATTCTCGACGAGGCCAGATCCTACCAGGCGGAGGCCCTCGACGCGATGGCCGACCCCGGGCGGGTGCGAGATGGAGCATTGAGCGGCGGGCGTTATGCGATGCAGTGGGCCAACGGCACGGCCAAGACGGCGACCGCGGCTATCCTCGCTCACTGGTTCCTGGACTGCTACCCGGGTGGGAAGCTCCTGACATCGGCCGGCACCTGGTCGCAGCTCAAGGAACAGCTGTGGCGCGAGATAGCGCACTGGGGCAGCCTAACCATGATGCCCATTGCCGCAGATGGGGCGGCCGAGGGCATAGGCAAGACGCAGATCGATATTGCCCCGGACTGGGCGGCCATCGCACGAGCTGCTGACAATCCGGACACGTTCGAGGGCGTGCACGGCCGCTATGCCATGGTGATCCTCGATGAGGCCAAGGCGATCCCGCAGGACATCTTTGACGCTGTGAGGCGGATCCTACGTGGCGCCCCGGACTGTATGTTCTGGTTCGTCTGCCTGTCGTCACCCGGGTCGCCCGTTGGCCCATTCTGGGAGATCACGAACGGCGATCAGGCGCACAGGTGGAAGACGTTTCGTTGCAGCGCCTATCAGTCTGAGCGGGTGACGCTGGAGCAGGTAGCCGAGGACGCGGAGGATCTCGGGGAGGATTCGCCGCTGTTCATCGCCATGGATCTGGGCGAATTCCCGACTGAGGGAGAAGAGACGCTGATCCCCCTGGCCCATGCCCAGGCCGCGGTTGGGCGCGTTGTGTCTACCACTGGCCCCAAGTCGTTGGGCATTGACGTTGCGCGCAAGGGCGCGGACTTCACGGCGCTCGTGGCTATGATAGGCCGCCAGGTGCAGCCTCCGGTCACAGCCAACGGGCAGCGCACGACCTGGACGGCCGGCAAAGCCCTTGATATGCAGCGGGTGCTGACGTTCAACCGTATCGCCGTCGATGACAGCGGAGTGGGCGGCGGTGTCTCTGACATCCTGGTGCAGGCCGGCAAAAACGTCTCGGAGGTCAACTTCGGCGCCAAAGATCTGATGAAGCGGCCGGACATCTACGCCAACAACAAGACCGAGATGTGGATGTGGGTCGCCCGTGAGCTGAAGGCCGGATATCAGGACAGTCTGAAGCCCCCGGGCGAGCAGGACCCGGATGTCGGGCTGTCGCTGCCGGAGGGGCAGGCCAGCAAGAAGCTGGTGGCGCAACTGACCAGCATCCAGGTGCACTTCGACGGCACGCGCTACAAAGTGGAGGGCCATCGGCAGCTACAGACGCGCCGCGTGGGATCACCGGATGAGGCGGACGCCATGGTCCTGGCGAATTGGGCACGGTCGCGCGCTGGGCGGAGCTACCCCGTGGAGGAAGTTGGCCGTGCAGATGCGAGCATCGAGGACGTGAGCTTTGGCGAGAGCATGCTGACGGAGGAGTTCTGATGGACAAGCCCAAGGACCTGCAGCCGCGTATAGTCCGCGAAGGCTGAGCTATGAACGATGTGCTGTGGTGGCCGTGGGATCCGGGTGGGCGTTACGCTCCACCGCTGCCGCCCCCATTCATTGCTGCACCGGTTCCGCCGGGAGGGTCTGACCCGCCCGAATCAGTGCAGATCACCCCGGGCCCATCAGGAGGCATCAAAATGGAACCCTATTCAACCGCACCAGACGCCGATGATGATATCGCCTCTGACAAGATGGGCGAGCTTCTGGACTGTAAGATCCCCGCTTACTGCATCGACTGGGGCAAGATGCCGTGGCCCGGTTGCTGGCGGCTGTTCTTGGTGCAGTATCTCAGCACCACGGCGGCTCTCGGCATCACTCTCCTTGTCCTCTACCTTGCCGGGATAACCCTGGGGGCCAGATGAGAAAATTCAACCCGCCACCGCCCAAGGGCCTCGTTCGCCCGCCACCGCCACCGCCACCGCCACCGCCGCGATACTTGTCTGTCTCGCTGCCGAGAGGGCCTGGCCCGTACGAATGGGTGCAGGCCACCCCTGGCCGAGCGAAAGCCATCACAGGCGCCGGCCCTGCCGATGAGCAAGCCTTGGTCATGCCTAACGGCACCCCGGTCTATGCGGAGGACGTGAGGGCCCTCGCAATGGCTTCCATGGACCTGGCGAATCAGGTGTCATGCCTGTGGGATGAGAATGGCGCCTTTTTGGTGCTAGATCCGTATGTCGGCTATCTCGACGGCTTCGACGAGGTGGCGGCCAATGATGCCATGGAGAGGATCCTGGGCTTTGGGCCGCCCATACTGAACCCCGCACCGGAGGCGGCCAAATGAACCGGCCCGGAGTCCCAAGCATCCCTAATCCGCCGCCATGCCCACCGCCGGCTGCCCGGAAGCGCCGCGAGGCCCTGCGCCGCCTGGAAGATACTGTGGATGCCCTATTCGGCGACAAGGCCAAGCTAGACACGAGCAAGCAGGGTGAGCGGTATCACTGCGTGCTCAAGGTGGACGGCACACCGGATGCGCTGCTGGCGCTGCTCGACTTCGGGGGCACTCCTTGACAACACGTCAGGCGTTTGTATATTAGGCCCTGACTTCCAGATTGCGGCAGGGGGGGCCGTCGGCGTTGCCGCGCGCGGCGTCTGTCTCGCAAGGGATTGGCGCCTAGACTGCTCGCCCACCATACACACGGAGCCCTGACCATGTAACCTATCATCCACCGCGAATACGATACGGGCCCACTGACGCGCCCCGGCTCAATGCCGGACCAACGACGCAGCCCCGGGCATAGGAGACTCCCGACTCCTGTGTTCGGGGCTTTTGCGTTCTGGGGAAAATGAGCAGACGCAGAGGCAAGAGCAAGACAGCAGCGCGGAAGGTAGCCGCCAAATCAGCCAGCACGGCCGAAGTGGGGGCTACCGGTACGTCGTTTTATCGTGGCTTCATCGACAACGACGAATACAACCCCAAGCTACAGGGCTCCACGGGCATCGAGAATATCACCAAGATGCTGACGGATCCCCAGGTGCAGGCCTCTGAGAACATCGTCCACTTGCCCATCCGCGCGGCGACGTGGGAGGTAGACTGCGAGGACAAGGGCATCAAAGCCGCCCTGGAGGAGGCTCTGTTCCAGCGCATCTCTTTCCCCCGCTTCCTTGAGCATGCCCTGTTGGCTTGGACGTACGGCTTTGAGCTGATGGAGATCGTCCCGGAGGATGATGGCGGGCAATTCTGGTTCAAGAAGCTCGCCCACCGCGGGCAGGCTACCGTCAAGGAGTGGCAGACGGACGCCGACGGGGAACTTGCCGGCATCACGCAACAGGTGTGGAAGGACAACAAGTTCAAGAAGATCCCTATTCCCGGTGACATCCTGTTCCATCTCGCCTATGATCAGATCGGCAATAACTTTGTAGGACGTAGTGGTTTACGTGCCGCCTATAAGCCGTGGTTCATCAAAGACACCACGGAACGCATTGCCGCCATGGCGCTGGAGCGCTTCGGCCTCGGCACGCCGGAGATCCATTCCCCCAAGGAATACGACTCCACGGACAAGACGGCCGCGGCCAAGCTGGCGAAGAACTACCGCGCCGGGGCCAAGTCCCATCTATACCTGCCCGACGGGTGGTCGTTTGACATAGCCGGCCAGGGTGACGCGGGCCGCTATGATCCTATGCCGCTGATCCGCTACTGCGACGAGGGCATAGCCACTGCCGTGCTTGCCATGGTGCTGGTGCTCGGCAGGTCCTTCACCGGCTCGTATGCGCTGGCCAAGAATCTCCTGGACGTGTTCCAGCTCGGGCTGGAGGGGATCGCAGACTGGATTGCCGATGGCGTCAATGACCAGCTGATAGCCCGATGGCTGGAGTGGAACGTCGCCAACCCAGAGAGCGTACAAGCCAAGGTGCGTTGGTCTGACCTGCAGGTTGTGCAGATCGACGCCGTGGCGACGGCCATGGAGCGCCTCGCGCGGGGCGGCTTCCTAACGGCTGACGACGAGACAGAAGGCTGGATACGCAACATTATGAAGGCCCCGCAGCGGGATGCGGCGCCAGTGGCTCAGGCGTCGCGGCCTCCGGCCATCCAGGCAAAGCAGTTGGCCAGCTCTCCTTATTGGCGCGAGCTGGACGACATCGAGAAAACGATGTCCCTGGGTGAGATCGCCGGGAAGCAGGACGACGCCGAGGAGCAGATCGTCAACGTCTTCCGTGCCCTGCGGCCCATATGGGTGGACGAGCTGATGGTCCAAATCAAGACGGCCCTGGCCGATGGGGACCCGTCGGACATCGTTGACATCTCCATCCCAAAGGCGATGGTGCAGAGCCGCAGCAATGACCTGGTGGCGATACAGCGGGAGGTATTCCGCTATGGCCAGGCCAAGGTGCGCGAAGAGAAGAAGCGGCAGCAGAGCAGCACGGCGCGGGACGAGTCGCCAGACAGGGTGGAGAACACCAAGGCATACAAGGCCGCGGCTGAACTCTACATGGCGACGCTCGCCAGTATGATGGACAACGCTGCCCGCGAGGGTGCGCAGGACCTATACCGCACCGAGCGGGAAGATGCTTTGACCGCCTCCGTGCGCGCCATTGACGAGGACATCCTTGACGCGGCGGAAGGCGATGGCGTGGCGCAGATACGCGACCGCCTGGAGGGCAATCCAGTTGTCGAGGTGAGCGCGCGGCCGCTGTTCGAGCCGACCGCCTTTGACCGGGCGCGGTCCATGGTCTCAACGTCGTTCAACTGGGGGCGTGACGACATCGCCCAGCAGGTCAAAGATGACATCCGGGTAGCCCGGCGTTCTGCGATCCTCGACGGCAACGTCTGCGAAGTGTGCAGGGCGAAGGATGGCAACGAATACACCGTGGGCACGCCTGAGTATTTCAAGCAGATGCCGCCGGACAAGGAGTGCCTATCCACGGCCAGCGGCGCCAACAAGTGCCGGTGCATGTACAACTACATCTTCCGCACGGGGGCATAGATGACCGTTCTGACGCATCCTGGCCTATTGGCCTCCCTCCTGTCTCTACAGCAGGAGCACCCCGACCGCATCCGCGGTAGTCTCGCCGCGGCGATGGGTCCGGCGTTGCGCCTGGCGGACGATCCCAAGGCGCCATACGCAGAATTGTGGGCCGAGTGCGACTGGACACCGCGGGCGCAGGAGTACATCCGCGCCGGGGAGTTCCGCTACATTTCGCCAGAGTTCGACCTGGATTGGCAGAGCGAGAAGGACGAGGAGCACAAAGGGGCCGCATTGCTGGCCATTGGATTGGTCAACCGCCCGTTTCTGTCTGGCATGGCCGCGGTGGAGCTCGCCCCGGGTGAGACCATGTCAGCGGTGCAGGTGTTCTTGACGGGCGTCTGGTATCACCCCTGGTACGGCAAGTTCACGGTCACGCCTGATGACCTGCAGAGCATGATAGACAACCAGGGCGAGGTCTTCCGGTCCGTCTCCGCCGATGCTGACCAGCCGGACACCGAGATGGTGGTGGACTACAACCACGGATCTCTTGCTTATGGACCAGAAAACGCCCTGGCGGCCGCTTGGGTGCGCGGGCGCAAGCTATTCATCGAAACGCCGGAGAAACCGAACGCAGCTGCAACCGATATGGCCGGAGCGATCACGGCCAGTCTTGGACTCAAGGACATCGACCCGGAACAATTACAGGCATTGCTCGGAGACGTTACCGCGCAGGCCCAACCCACAACCGGAGGTAACTCCGAAATGAACGAGAAAGAGATTCGTGAGGTGCTTGGCCTGAGTGACGACGTCGAAGTAACCGCCGATCACCAGAGCCAGGCCCTTTCCAAGGTGCACGAGGACAACCTGACGTTGAGCGCGCCGCTGTCCGTGCGCACGCCCGACGGCGACGCCGAGATGGCCGCGGCTGATGTAGCCGGAAAGGTCATCCTGACGGCCGAGCAGTACGAGGCTTTGACGGCTGCGCAGCCTGCCGCTGATCAGGTGGTGCTCTCCAAGGGCGACCTAGACACGCTGCGGGCAGATGCCGCAGAGGGCGCCAAGGCAGCGAAGAGCCTGGCCGAGAAGGATATCAGCGATGCGCTGGACACCGCACAGGCCGCCGGCAAGATCAAGCCAGCGGAACGCGATGAGCTGACGAAGCTGGCCAAGCTGGATATGGACATCTTCCAGGCGAACCTGGACAACCGCTCGCCCGTCATCGACTTCGCCGAAGTCGGCGACGATGAGACCAGCGCGACGCCGGACACGCAGGCTGTGGCTGACTTCATTGCGACGCGCGAGGCCGAGCTGATGACGCTGAAGAAAGCCCCCGCCGAGGCCAAGAGCATGGCATTGCGCGAGGCGATGGCACAGTTCCCCCAGGATGTCGTCGATGCGTGGCGCTATCCGACCCGAAAGGATGATGCGTAATGGCTACCGAGGCCCCCCTTTTCTATCCGGGTCTGCAGGCGAACGGAGACTTCAGTTCGTCCCAGTACTACCTGGTAATGCACACCGCCACGGCTGGGCAGGTAGCCGTGTGCACCGCGGCCACCGACCTGGCCATCGGCTCCATCTACAACCTGCCGTCCGCGGCGGGTGACGGTGCCGATATCGCCTCCCTGGCCCCCGGTCGCCCGTTCAAGGTCGTCGTGGCCTCTGCCGGCGTATCGGTGGGCAACGTGGGCACGACAGCCACCGGCTTGCTGGAGAGCAAGACGACCGACAAGGACTGGGTCATCGGCCAGGTGGACCAGACGTGGGACTCCGGCGACTACGCCATTGTCTACCCCAACGGCGGCGGATACATCGGCGTGTAAGCACAATACCCGCATGACGTCCATTTGAGGGCGGGGAGCGTGGAGGCGCGGCCCGCTGTGATAAACACCAAGGAGCAAGCAAAATGCCGCTGCCTTCGCAAGCACGCGTAGACAAGGCGATGACGGGCTTCAGTTTGGCCTACGGAAACGATGACTACATCGCCGACAGGATGTTTCCCGTCCAGCAGTCCGTGCAGTGGGACAGCAAGGACGCCGGAAAGTATTTCGTATACCCGAAGGACTCCCTTCGTGTCGAGCGCGACGGCCCCTTGGGTACCAGAACCCCGGCGCCCGAGGTCAACTACGCACTCAGCACCACGTCCTTCACCTTGGATCGCTACGCTCTCAAGGAGCTGGTGACGCAGGAAGAGATCGACAACGCCGACTCGCCCATTGATCCCGAGGAGGACGCCACCGAGTTCCTGACTGACCACCTGTTGGTTGGGCGGGAGTATCGCGCGGCGTCCATCGGTTTCTCTGCCACCTACGTGACTACCGGCGCAACGCTGACCGGGACAGACCAGTGGTCGGACGAGACCAGCGCCCCCTTGACGCTGATCGAGACGGCGCGGGATTCGCTCAACGCCAACGCCAACGCCTTCGTCTGCGGCGCTCAGGTGTGGCAGTATCTGCGCCAGCATCCCGACATCGTCAGCCGGTATCAGTACACCGCCGGCGGAGGTATCACCCGGGATCAGTTCGCGGGCCTGCTGGACATCGACCCGGCCAAGTTCCTGGTGGGCACGGCGCGGCGCAACACGACCGACGAGGGCCAGACGGGCAGCCTGTCCTACATCTGGGGCAAGCACGCCGTGTTGGCGCACATCGAGGACAGCCCGCGGCCGCGCACTATGACGGCCTTTGCCACGTTGGCGCGGGGTGCATCACGACAGGTCAGAGAGTGGGCGAGCAACGACCCCGAGGGCACCTGGAAGCTCGTGCAGGACAGGTACCTGCAGAAGGTCATCGCGACTGACTGCGCCTACCTGTTCACCAACGCCGTGGCTTGACAACTCGTAAGGGGGAGGCATTCTGATGGCCAAGAGACGCACCTATGTCACCTTGCGGCGCGTGTTCGCCAGCGGCACCATATTTGAGCCGGGCACCGTCTTTCCTGGGGGTGTGAAGCTCACTCCCAAGCAGATCAGGGCCTTGGTGGACTGCGGGGCAATTGGGGAGCCGGATGCACCACCGCGCCCGGCTCCCATCCCGCAACCGCTTGGTGACGAGGAGCTGGAGCACGGCGACGCGCAATACCTGTCGCGCAATGGATGACCGGAGGCCCCATGGCTGCACAACGTAGTACATCAGTAAGCGCCGATACGCTGGTCTTTACGGGCCGTTGCTACCTCCACGAGCTATATGTGGAGGCCGGCGACGATACCGCAGCCGTGGTGATAGCCAACGCCGTCAGCACTGGCGGGACGCGCGTTTCGGGTTGCCGTTCGCAGGCGACGAATGAGCGCAGCAGGTCATTTCCTGGCCTGGGAGAATTTTTCACCACCGGCATTTTCGCCACCGTCACCGGGACGAGCCCCGTCGTAGAGATCGTCTATTCCGAGGCCTAAGAGAGGTTTGACATGCTGAAACACAGAGGCCGCTTTGAGCTGACCGGGGGATTCGACGCGCCCCTGTTGGTGGACACGGCGGACATAGCGCTTGACGCTATCGACGACACGCTGATCGCTGATGATGCGGTCGGCTCCGAACACATCCAGGCGGGCGCCGTACTGGGGGCCAATATCCCCGAGAGTGCTCTGGGCTCCATCGAGCAGACGGCGGTGGCTCTGGATCACGCCGCCACCAGTCCTTTCGAGCTGCTGGCCGCTGACGCGAGCAACGACCGCCTTTGTTGGGTGCGGGCCGTTGCCACTGAGGCCGCCGTGGGCACCCCTGACATCGACGTGGGCTCCGAGACCACCGATCCCAACGCCATCGTGGACGACTACGGCTCCGGCGTCTGGGCCATTGGCGATCGCTTCGAGGGGCTCTGCCGCTTGCCGGCGGGTGAGGCTTTGGACGCTACCATCGTCACGGCCGGAACGGCTGGCAAGTTCAACTGCTATATCACGGCCATAACGCTGGTGGCGGAGACGGCTAACATAGCTGCGGATGCCATCGACGGCACGAAGTTGGCCGATGGTGCCGTGGACACGGAGCACCTTGTGGCCGACTCTGCCACGGGCGCCAAGATCCCTGAGAGCGCTTTGGGATCCTTCGAGGTCGCAGCTGTGGAGCTGGATCATGCAGCCACGAGCCCGTTCGAGCTGTTGGCCGCGGATGCGAGCAATGACCGCATCGTCCTGGTCAGGGCCGTGGCCACCGAGGCCGCCGCTGGCGCTCCCGACGTTGACGTTGGTTCTGAGACGACGGACCCGAATGCTATCGTCGATGATTTCGAGGCAGGCGCCTGGGTGGTCGGGGATCGTTTCGAGGGTATCTGTCGACTACCGGCGACCGAGGCCCTTGACGCAACCATCACCGCTGCGGGCACGGCGGGCAAGTTCGACTGCTACATCACGGCTGTTACATTGGTGGCAGAGACGGCCAACATAGCCGCTGACGCTATCGACGGCACGAAGCTGGCCGACGACGCCGTAGATACAGAGCACCTCACGGCAGATTCGGTCACGGGTGCGAAGATTCCTGAGCTGGCGCTGGGTCAGTTCGAGAGCGTGGCGGTGGCTCTGGACCATGCCGACGCTTCGCCGTTCGAGCTGCTGGCGGCTGATGCCAGCAATGACCGTCTCGTCTTCGTCAGGGCTGTGGCCACGGAAGCCGCGGCGGGAACGCCTGATGTGGACGTTGGTTCGGAAACGACGGACCCCAATGCCATCGTTGACGACTTCGCCGCTGGGGCGTGGGCTATCGGCGACAGGTTCGAGGGCATCTGCCGTCTGCCGGCCACTGAGGCGCTGGATGCGACCATCGTAACGGCGGGGACTGCCGGTGCGTTCAATTGCTACATCACAGCGGTCACGTTGGTGGCGGCAACGGCCAACATCGGCGACGACGCTGTCACCTCCGCCAAGATGACGCTCACCGTTCCGGTCACCGTGGGGTTGTCGGCTACCCTCGCCAACCGTGGTGGGGCCGCGGCGGACGGCGTCCTTGTGGGCACGCTGACGGCATCGGCTGTGGATTATGCCTATGCCGACGATGGCGGGGCATTCACCGACGAGACGGCCGAAGCCAACAGCGCCGGCGCCAATGACATGACGCTGCTGCCGGCGACTGAGGCGACAAGTGACGCCTACTACTTCGGGCAGGATAGCATCTTCTCCGGTATCAAGCTGACCGTCGGCACGGCTGGGGTGGTTGGTGGAACTGCCCTGAGCTCCATCACCTGGGAGTACTGGAGCGGCGCCGCGTTTGTCACGTTGGAGACGTCGCAGTTCGTGGACGACTCCATCAGCTTCACCGCCGGGACAAGCACCTACTTTACCACCTTCACGCCCCCGACTGACTGGGCCGCTACCACCGTCAACACCCAGTCTGCATTTTGGATTCGGGCGCGTTGCGTGGTGGCCGATTACAGCACGACCCCTGTTGGCACGCAGGTATGGATCCTTGAGTCTGACGTGGGCTCGGGTATCTACATGCCGATTGCCGGTACCATCTCCGCGGTGCAGGCTCACGCCACCACAAACTCGGCCACGAACAACGATAGCATCTTCGTGCTCATCAATACCACCCAGGGCACCGTGGATACGTTCACATGGACCGGGGGGGATGTGATGGAGCGCGACACCTCTGTCTCGCTCGCCGTCGCGGCGGGTGACGAGGTCGCGATCCAGATGGTGCAGGAAGATGGGACCACCGAGTTCGCCGGCGCCTCTCTCATCCTTGAGGTAACGCTGTGATGATCCATTGGTCGGGCGTCGATATGGCGCCCGACCGCTCCTCTATCTGTGGGGTGCAGCCTGGTGGCTGCACCCTGCGAGGGCCGTATGTCAATCACGCAGAACACAGACGGATACTGCGAGGCGGCAGAGGTAACCGCCAGGACGGGGCGCACCTACTCCACAGCTACGGTGCCAACGACGGCACAAGTGGAATCGTGGATCAAGGAGCGCGCGCGGACGATTAACGCCGTGCTGAAGGGGCGGGGGTACGCCGTCCCCATCGGTGTGGCGTACACAGAATCGTCCCAAGTCCTGAAGGCCCTGAACTGCCTCGGTGCTGCTGTCGATGCTGACAACGCATTCCCCGGCATGGACGGTTCCAGCGGCCGCAGCAAAGACTGGCTGACCGAATGGCGCGATGGCCTCAAGCTGCTGATGGGTTCGTCGTTCGAGCTGCCAGACGCCCCGAGGGGGACGAGCACGCAGCTGCCACACTATGCGCATGTCCCATCCGGTCAGGCCCGCCTTGACGATGACGGGGACGAGGAAGAGCCCATTTTTGAAATGGATACGAAATGGTAGAGAAAACGGTCTTGAGGCACGGCGCCAACTGCTATTGTGGTGTGTGCGACGTGCGGGAATTTGTGTACGAGCCCGGCGAGCTGTTGCCGCCGGAGGAGTCGAAGGCGCGGGAGAAGCTGCGGGAGTGCATCGTCTCGGTATTTGAGGACATGCAGGCCGCGCGCGCATCGGCTGGACTTGGTGCACCGGACCCCATCGCCATGCGGCAGGGGAAGCGGAACAATGCCGTAGGTGCTGCGGCGCGGTGCACTGGCAACAAGGTGCTGATGGCCGGGTACAAGTCGGGCATGGCGCTGTGGGCTCCGCAGCCGGTGAAGGTCGCCGCGAAAGCCAAGAAGGCCGATGCTTAAGCTCAATGTCCGCGTCGAGGGGTTCAGTTCGCTACAGCACGCGCTCCTGTCTGGTGGCGAGTGGATGCGGCGGCCGTTCTACGCGGACAAGGGGTTGGTCGGCAAGCTCGATAAGATATTCGTCAAGCACTCGGAGAAGGTCTGGGAGACGCAAGGTGGGGTGCTGGGGAAGCCGTGGCCGCCGCTGTCTGAGGGCTACCGGCATTGGAAGGAGCAGCACTACCCGGGCCGCTCGCTGATGCACCGCAAGCTGCGGCTGATCAGGTCGTTCATCCAGCCCAACGGGCGCGACCACGTTGCGAAGCGGAATAGCAGGGCGACGGCTGCCGAATTTGGCACGCACGTGCCTTATATGAAGTACCACCAGCAGGTGACACCGGGCCGGGGGCTCCTGCCCATGCGGGCGCTGATCGGCCTGCCGCAGCCCTTCCAGAACGACTATTCCAAGGCCATGCAGGATTCCTTCTACGACTTTATGAAGCCCAAGGTCAACGATGGCCGGATCTAAGAACGCCCAGGTTACGGCCACGAAAGTCCGGGCTGTCCTGGAGGCAGGGTGGGTTGCCAAGATCGCGTCCATCAATACGGCGTATGACGACGGTGTCACGCTGGTGGCTGTGGACAACTGGTACAACAGCCCGCAGCGCGACTTCGGCGGCGATCTGAATATCGTCGTGGCTTCGGGCGGGAGCGAGAGAGACTACCGGGGCGGCGAGCGCGTCAACATGCAGGAAGTGTTGGTGGGTGTTGTCGCCGGCGGCAATACGGTCGTGGGCACGCTCTCACCCCAGGAGGTAGTCGTTGCGTTGCTGTGGCGCTATTGGGAGGCCGTAGTTGACATACTGGAGGAGAACAACAACCTGACCTTGTCCGGCACGAAATGGGCAGATGAGGTGCTGGTCACGGACGCGGAGCCTTTCGCTCGCGCCTTGGACGACCAGGCCCCGAACTTCGAGCAGCGTCTGGCCATTTCCGTCGGCATCATCACCACCTGACTCGCTTCTGAGGAGGAGCTATCATGGACAAGCCCGTATTCGGCTCGAACCTTAGCAGGCTGGCCCAAACACTCAAGCCGGAGATGGCATCGTCTGCGCTGCCCGCCGCACCGCGTGACGATTACTCCGACGTGCTCATCGCCAGCCCGCTGAACTGGGATCACGTGTACAAGCGGCATATGTCCTGCATGTCCGCCATGTTCAAGCACAACGCCCGATTCATCCAGGTTGACGGCGACGCCATTGACGAGATGCGAAATACCGCGGTCTCCAAGGCCCGCGAGCTGCAAGTCAAAAAGCTGTTTTTCATCGACGCGGATATGACGCCTCCGCCGGATACGCTGGAGCGGCTGATAGGCCACGACAAGCCCATCGTCGGCGGCCTCTGTCGGCAGCGTAGGAGCCCGTTCAACATGTGCGTGTGGGTGCTGGACGATGACGGATGGCTGCACTTCGAGCAGCCCCCGGGCCTTGGCCTGCACCAGTGCGACGCCACCGGTGGGGCCTGCCTCCTGATCGACATGGAGGTTTTCGACGCCATCGACAAGGCGCTTCCGCACCTGGCGGGCAAGTATTTCCTTGACGGTCGGCAGATTCCACAGCTGAAGCCGCAGGAGCAAATCTCGGAGGATATGTGGTTCTGTGCGGCTGCCCGTGCAGCTGGATACACCGTACACGTGGACCTGGACCTGCGCATCGGGCACTTGGTCATGGGGGAAATCATCGATTCGGGCGCCGAGAACGGCAAGATCCCGGAGCATCAGGCCAAATGGCAGCTGGAGTAACTCACAAGGAGCTCGACCATGGGAAACCGTAATTACAACGTAGGGTCTGACCTGGCGGTGTTCTTCTCGCCGGAAGACTCTCTGCTCACTCCGAAGATCCCCGTGGCGGGCGATGCCTTCCGGGCCCTCTCGGCTACCATCGGGAGACCGAAGGGCTACGAAACCCTAGCCGACCACCGCGGCGCGCGTAGTAGGTTCGAGCGCATCGCCCTGCGTCAGCCGGTCATACCGTGGACGATTGACTGCTATCTGCGACCCTCCGGGACGGCGGGGACGGCGCCGGATATCGGCAACGTCCTCAAGCACCTGTTCGGCACGGAGAGCATAGACACAGGGATATCCGTGACCTATTCGTTCTTGGAGGATCCCACGTCCCTGTCTGCGAGCATCTACGTTGCCCGCTCCGAGACGCAGGAGGGGGTATATGGGGCCGTCGTCAACAAAGCCACGGTATCGTGGGGCGAAGGATTGGCGAAGGTGTCGTTCTCCGGCGAGGGGACGGACTACATCAATGCCGGGTACGCGTTGGCCACCATCAGCACCAGCTCGACGCTGCTGACGGTTGACGACGGGTCACAGTTCAGCGCATATGGGATAGTCCAGCTCGGCGATGATGACAACACCGGCGCCGGATTCAGGATTGAGAGCATATCCGGGAACGACTTGACGCTCTCCGCCGCCACGTCTGTGGCCTCCAGTTCGTCCGTCAAGGCCTTCCTGCCTGATCCCACATACACGGGTGACCCGCTTGGTGGCACCGCCGGGTCTCTGTCGCTGGACGCCGGGGCCACTACCATCGTCCATCTGCCGTCTACGTTCGACGTGGCCAACGGCGTGACACTGATGACGCAGGAGGCCCTGCAGTCCAAGGCATCGGACGTGCTGGCTGCCGGCATTCGGGAGGTGACGCCTAACCTGTCCTTCCTGGTCACGCGCGAGAACAACGACCTGGTCAACGAGTTCCGCGCCAAGGGCGAGGAAGATTTGCTGCTGACGCTTGGCGACACGGCCGCTGATAGGTTCAAGATCGACGCGCCCAAGGTGGAATTTGACGCCGGCGACCAGGACAGCCCGGAAGAGGGCGTGGAGAAATGGAGCGCCACGGGCCCGGCCTTTGCATCTGCCTCCTCCGGTGGTGACGAATGCACGTTCGTGTTTGACTAGACCCGAAATGAGTCGGGGCGGTGACGGTATGCGGGTGCCGGTCCTCGGGCGGTCCTCCTCCTCACCGTCCGCATCGCCCCGACTCTAAACCCGTA